TTTGATATTACAAATAATAATGAATCATTAAATAAAAAATCTAGCAACTTAGAGATTTTCTTATCTAAGGTAAATCGAGTATTTAAAACCGAAGATGATTTTTTAGAATTAGATAAAGATAATGATTATGTGAGTGTCTATAATGATAATTCGGATATATCGGATAAAGATACCAAATATTATGGAGCAATAGATTTTAAAACCAACGATACATTTTCTTCGGATAAACTATATCACGCGTTTCCATTTGATAAAAATAATTTTACATTTCCATTAGTAGGAGAAACTGTATTAGTTTTAAACCTAAATGCTCAGTATTTTTGGCTACCATATAGTTTAACCATTTATCCAAATTTTAGAGAAGATTATAAAACATCCGAATTATTTAGTAAATCGGAGTTAAGTGATGCTAATACATCTTCAAAATCTAGTGATTATAAAAAGCAAAAGGAAACGGGAATATCTACATCTAATGCCGGTAGTCAAAAAGAAAAGAAGCCAGAATACGCTATTAAAGAGGGTATTAAATTTTTAAAACCAAATGATGGTGATACTATATTAACTGGTAGAGTTGGTAATACCATTCGTTTTAGTGAATTCCATTTAACCGAAGATGGTAAAACATCTTCTCCATCTATATTCATTCGTAATAGACAAAATTCTGAATTAGATTCAAAGCCAATTGGTACATTGGTAGATGAAGATATTAATAAAGATGGTACATCCATCTATATAACATCCAATAAAGTAAAAGTACCATTTACCGAAACTATTAAAAAAACTAAAGTAGGATTTAAAGAATATCCAAACTCCAAAGATTTAAGTGGTGACCAATTATTTATCAATTCAGACAGAATCGTATTATCGGCAAAGGCAAAAGAATTTATTATTTTTGGTAAGGGTAACACCGGTGTTATAACAGATGGTAATTATTCGATAGATGCTGAGAAGGAAATTTACATACACAATAAAAAGAATGTAACAATTCATTCCGAAGGAGCTAACCAAATATTTTTAAATTCAGAAAATGGTAAGATATATTTAGGTAAAAATAAAGGAGAAGGAGCAGCTGGAGCAGCTGTTCAAAAAATGGTATTAGGTGGTGAACTGGTTAAAATAATGGGAGAGTTAATCGATGAAATAACCAAACAAATATACGCAACTCCTGTTGGACCAACTGCACCCGGTCCTACCAACGCAGCAGCATTTAAAGCTATAAAAGGAAAGTTGAATACTTTATTATCTGCTAAAAACTATTTAAGTAAATCATAATGTCTTGGACACTATTCAAAATAAATGTTTTAAAATCTATGGTATCTTTTCAATTCGCAAAGGATATGGATGGATTTGCTGAATTTTATGCAAATGAATATGATAGGTGTATAAAAAGAGGTGGAGATATGATTTACGGAGTTCCTATTATAAATGGGAATGTTTCCGGAATGATAGATGTAATTAAAGCAGCTCTTAAAAAAGGACAAGATTCGGATGGTGAAAACTTTAATATATTAGCCGAAATATATCCAAAAGCATTTGATGCATATTGGTTGGGAGCTGAAATGGCACCAATACCAAGCCCACTATTAAAGCCAGCTGGTTGGCAATCAACTCCACCTGCTCCCGGTACAATTATGAATATTGGACCTAATCCAATGATGTTAGCCGCATCAGCGGCATTACATAAAGCTGAAGTGGAAGCAATGCAGGCTTTAGAAGATAAACTAAAAGAACAAACTATTAATATACCAAAAATTGGCGAAGTTAATGTTTATGAAACTATTCAAAAAATATTAAAGAAAGAGCCGGTTGATTCGAATATAGCAAATCATCCCGCAATTAAAGCAGGTAAAACTATAATTCAAAAAGTAAAAACGGCTAAGAAGAAGAAACCATCTATTGGTTCTCAAATGAAAAAAGCTATTAAATTTCCATTTCCAGAATTACCAAAGAAAAAAGAAATCATTGAAAAAGCTAAAAAATCTTTATTAGATGCGGCAGTTGAAGAATTAAAAAAGCAATTAATTATACCAATTGAGGCAACTATATTGGCACCAATTCAAGCTGCTATTCAAACGGCTGTGGAACTATCAAATAGTATTCCATCACCAAAACCAACTCCTCCTCAAATTAAAAAATTTATAAAAGATACAATTGATGGAGCAGTACCGGATATAGAACTACCGGGTATTAGTATTCCAAAGATACCTACAAAGGAGGAATTGCAAAAAATGATAGATGATGCAACTCCAACCAAAGAAGAATTGTTGGCAATGGCATATGATTTGATTAAAGATAAAATACCACAAATTCCCAACATATTTTTTATACCACCAACAATACAATTCAGTTTTCAAACAAATATAATGATTAACCCATTTGTTAATGTAGCTAAAACCCATTTGATGGGAGCTAGTGGTATAATGTCCGTTATGTCACAATATCCGCCACCTGCTCCACCCGCTCCTGCTATATTAAATTGGAATGGGTATAAAATCGTAGGATAATACAATTGTATTAAATTTATTCTTTCAATATTTATTATAAACATACACAAATTACTATGGATTCAAAATTATTAGTAGGTTTAATTAAGGAGGTTGTTAAAAACGAAGTAAAACAACAAGTTAAAGAAGAATTAGCTAAATTAATTAAATCTGGTGCAGTTACATTAAACTCACAAAGAAAAACAACTAGTCCCACATTAAGGGAGATGACGGAGGTAAATACTACTGCTCCTATTAGACAGCAAATGGTAAATACCAAACAACAAACACCTCAAATCAAAAAGGAATTTACAAAAGACCCAATGATTAATGAGATTCTTAATATGACACAACCATTTACATCGGAGCAACGTAAAGAAGGCGCTCAAGCGGTTGGTAGTGTATTGGATATGATTAAACCCGAATTGAGGGTAGATGAGAGCGAATGGGAAACTATGGATTTTAGAGATATAGATATACCACAAAATACTCCTCAATTCGAATCAACGGGTGATGGATTACAAGATGCTACAATAAAAGCATTGACAAGAAATTATTCGGAATTAGTTAAAAGATTTTAATAATGGCAATAGAGATTGGTAGAGTAAGTACGAAGGATTTAACAAGTAATTCTTATAAATCATTGGGAATTGGAATAAATAGACGTTCCGATTCTAATGGTATATTTGCTACAAACTATACCACTATCAAACAAACTAGAGATAATTTAATAAATCTAATAATGACCCGAAAGGGTGAGAGGGTTATGCAGCCCGATTTCGGATGTGATATACATAGATTAATATTTGAACCAATATATGGTGAAGATATTAAAGATAGAGTAATCGATGCGATTGAAGATGCAGTAGCTATGTGGATGCCATTTGTATCAATAAACGATATAGAATTTCCATTTGATGATAATGATATAGATAATAACAAAATAAATGTTTCTATAAAATTTTCATTAAGATTAAATCCTAATATATCAGAAACAATAGAAGTAACGATAAATCAATAATAACACAATGGCCATCAAACCGTTAAATAAGAATTGGGGTAGTAATAGAGAACTAACATATGTTGGTAAGGACTTTGCCAGCTTTAAGCAAAATTTAGTAGAATTTACAAAAACATATTTCCCAAACCAATATTCGGATTTCAATGAAGCATCTCCGGGTATGGTATTTGTAGAAATGGCAGCCGCAATTGGCGATGTTTTATCATTCTACCAAGATACACAACTAAAGGAATCAATGTTATCGCATGCTACTGAACGTAAAAATGTAATAGCATTAGCACAATCGATGGGGTATAAACCAAAGGTAACAACCCCAGCCGTTACAACTTTAACTGTTTATCAGTTAGTTCCAGCTATCAGCAATGGTGCAAATCAATATTCACCAAACCCATCTTATTTTTTAAGAATAAAAGATGGTATGGAAATCGTATCAACAACCAATCCAAATATCATATTTAGAACAACTGATTCTGTTGATTTTTCAAATGAAACTAATAGAGAAATAGATGTTTACGAAAGAAATAGTGCTACCGGAGAGCCAACTTTTTATTTAGTTAGTAAAAAAATAAAAGCAATTTCTGCTAGAGAAAAGGATACAACCATTTCATTTACCGATACTACTGATTATCCTGTTGCAACAATAAATGAAACAAACATAATAGGAATAACATCGGTAGTAACCGATGATACGAATGCTAAATGGTATGAAGTTCCATATTTGGCACAAGAAAGTATATTTGTAGAACAACCAAACACCGAATCAAATGGTGGACAGCTAAGTGACGAATCATATACAGTACCATATATTTTAGAAGTACAAAAAGTACCACGTAGATTTTCAACTAAAGTAAATTCCGATAACACAATAGATTTACAATTTGGTAGTGGGGATGTAACTATGAATGATGAGCAAATTCTACCAAACCCTAAAAATATAGGATTGGGATTAGCTAATTCGGTACAAAGATTAAATCAGGGGATTGACCCATCTAATTTTCTAAAAACAAATACGTTTGGAATTGCACCTTCTGGTCAAACATTAAATGTAAAGTATTTAGTTGGTGGAGGAGTTGAATCGAATGTAAATTCAGGCGATTTAACTACTATATCTAGAATAGAATTTGAAGAAGATTTATTGTCTGTGGATAATATAACAACCTATTCTCAAATAAAAAGTAGTGTAGCAGTTGAAAATTTAGAACCAGCAGTTGGTGGTAGAGGAAGTGAATCAATTGAGGAAATTAGACAAAACGCATTGGGAATGTTTGGTTCTCAAAATAGAGCAGTAACTAAGCAAGATTATATTGTAAGAGCATTAAGTATGCCAGAAAGATATGGTAGTGTTGCTAAGGTATATGTTTCGCCGGATGGTGAAATTGATAATAATTCACCATCATCCATATTAGCATCTCCAAATAATATTGCAGAATTCGTAGGTGTTGTGGAGGGATTGCAAAATAAATCTAAATTAGAAATACAAACTGAATTAGTAAAATATTTAACACAAAAGAAAACATCAATTGCCGAAGTTAACAATCCATTTGCAATTAATATGTATATATTAGGGTATAATGGTGATAAAAAGCTTACTCAAATAAATCAAGCGGTTAAGCAAAATCTTAAAACGTATTTGGGTGAGTATAGAATGATGACAGATGCCGTTAATATCATAGATGGATTTGTAATCAACATAGGAGTTGATTTTGAAATAATATGTTATCAAAACTATAATAAAAGAGAAGTACTATCAGCTTGTTTAACCGAAATGCAAAACTATTTTGAAATAGATAATTGGACATTCAATAAACCAATTAATATTTCTGAATTAGAATTAATATTAGCAAATGTGGAAGGTGTAATGAGTGTACCATCAGTAAAAATATCAAACATATGCAAAAGCGATGGTAATGAAAATTATTCACCAAATAGATACAACATCGATGAAGCAACTAAAGGTAAGATAATATATCCATCTTTAGACCCTTGCATTTTCGAAGTAAAATACCCTAACAAAGATATAA